CTTTCGACATTAAAGCATCCTTCTGGGCAAAGCCCATGCAAGCAGAGCTGCGGCTTGGTCTGTGGTTAGTGGGCCGGTGACAAGAACATCACGTATCTTGCCGTTCCAGAAATTGCCCGGAGTGCTGTTGCTTAGAGCGCCAATGCGCAGACGAGACGCCCCAGTGGCAGGGACAACTGCAGCTGACACAGGTGCGCCGCCATTCGTAGCAATCGTTTCATCAATCGCTGAGAAAGCGCCGCGCACAACATGCCGACCGCTAAAATCAACAATGTCAGTGGCTGATACAGGTGCCGCGCCATTGCCTGCTGTAGCCCGGGCCAGGTTGCTGGCGACCACGGCCCGCTCAATACCCCGCCTTGCAGTGGACGCAGCCCCGCCGTAACCTGCGATGGCCCGGACGGTCGCGTCTGCAGCCAATGCATCTTGCTGCACGATTGCCCAAATTTCGCTTGGCGATGCGCCGGCAGGAAAAGGCTGGCTGGCTAACGTCAATTCGTCATCGACACTGTCGAATATCACGCTCGGCGCACCATTGAAGCTGGTGGCTGAATACAGCGGGCGAGCAGCACTGAGCCCCTGCGCCGCGTCATAGTCCGCAACAACGTCTTTCCAGCTTGTAACCGCCGTGCTGGAAAGCGTGATCAGGTCGGCGCGGTCTGCCGTCCACCATGCAAGCAAAGACGGCCCAAGGATGGTGATGGGAGATACCCCCCCACCCGCAACCGGAGTGACTTCCTGCATACCAGACCCATTCGGATAAAAATAGGTATCGGCGCCGGGAATTAAAGTTGCCCCGACGACCTCGGCATCCTTAACACCCATCTGCCGCGAACCCGCAGCCGTGGTCATCGGGCCATCTTCGGTAGCGATTTCCTGCACGGATCCGGTTGAGGTTCGGATTACGGTCATTCTTTGACTTCCTCGAATATCTCTGGACCGAGCACGATCTTGCCCTGATACGGTTCAACATCAGCAGGCATTTCGCCATAGGTGATCGTGATATGCGGCTGATATTCCGGGTAATCCGATACCGCGCCGTTACGGATCATTTCCTCATGACGCCAACGCAATTCAGCCGCTGAAATCAGCAGCACTCGCGCATTGCCGAAACTCTCCATCATGCGCGGACCACCTGGCGGCAATTCCATCTTTGCCGACCAGCTTTCGCCCATCTTGAACCAGTCCACCATCTGGCGGGAATAAACGATCGTCACATGCAGGTCAGGAACAATATCCGTGAACCCCTGCGCGACAGCCCATCTTGTGATTTCCGCCTTGTTCACGACATCGCGACGGACATAGAGGGTTTTCGGAGCAGCATCACGGGCGAACCGAACATCGTTGGCAGCTCGCATCGGTGCAGGCGCATTCCCATTCGCCGCAGCAAGTGCCAGTGCCGTTCGCGCATCTTCCTCGGCAACTTCCGCCTCGGTCGGTTCTGCGGTCAGGCCAGGTTCGTCGCCAGCCTTCTCAGCGTCCTTAAACGCTTTCTCGGCACCCGGCCATTGCCCACGCTCGATAATGCCGCCCTTGGCCATCTCTGTCAGCGCGGTATCGGGAACGATGGCAGAACCAGCGTACGACGCGGCGGTCTCGGCATAAATCTTTTCGACCTCTGCCGCCTCTTTCTCGGTCATCTGGTAGAGCGGGTTCCACTCGTAAAACAACTCGTCTGGACGATCGCCGAGCGCAGACCGGAACATGCATTCATCCAGCGGCGAGATAGTCGGTGCCAGGTCAATCGTCTGCATGGCGCGGATGTTGTCGTAATAATTCCGCAGGTCTCCCTCGCCTGTCGCGTTCATGCCTGCAGCAGACCGGCCCCACATGCGCGTAACCGGGATATCTGCAAGGCCGGCGACGATCACCATGGCAATATTCTGGATATCGGTCAGGCCGGTGAATGTCTGCGTTTTCTGGTCGTATTCGTCATCGCCATCGATCACCATGGCCGAGACGATAGATTTCAGCGTGTTGACCGCCGCGAACCGGCGAACCAACAGGTTTTCACCCTCAGATGTCGTCAGGTTCGCCATCAGGTTTTTCAGCTTGATGACATCGACCTTGGCTTCATCTACCAATGCGGCGATGGCGCCTGCGATCTGGTCGTTGTTCGTGATGGCGCGTTGCATCACGGCGAACAGGGACTCGCCGCCCCATCCGTCCCATGTGAATTGCTCGCGGATCGGGTTGTTCGTGAACTTGATGACGCGAGATGGGTGGATCTGGGTCTGGGCCGTGTTTTTCAGCGTCCAGTACGACGCCTCGTTGAACGTCGGACTATAGGGGTCGCGGTCACGCATACGGGGCGCGATGTCGTCCTTGCTGAGAACCGTGATGTATTTCAGGCCACCCTGCTGGACGAGTTCCGGGGTCAGCCTGCCTGCCGCGTTTCCGCCAGTCCCGAGAAGGATTACCGCGTTGCCATCCTTGCGCGCCATGATCATGGCCTCACGCAGCTTCTGGCGCAGACCCAGACGTGTTTCCTCGGCCTCGATCAGTGTGATCTGATCCTCGTCAACGCCCTTGTATGATCGCCACTCGCGGACCATGTCGCCGGGCGGGATATCGACGGCCTTCTTGAACACGCTGGACCGATATGCCGCATCAATGTCCTGCTGGTTCACATAGGATCGGACATAGCGGTAATGCGCGGATTTGTCGGCGCCGGTTCCGAGCCTGGAAACCATGTTGATCAGGCCATCTGCCACCAAGGGCGCAGATATGGCAGGTACTCGCACTCGGGGCTTGGCTTCGGACATGGATATACCCTTGTTTGGGTTACTCGTATCACGAAACTCTGGATAATAAAAAGCCCTCACCGGGGAGGAGGATCGGTGAGGGCTACATGCGCTTGGGATCGAGGGCACGAACCCCGAGCGCGTGTTAGATGTGGCGGATTATTGAGGGGTAGTCAATGTGGATTGAAGGGCAGCGGTTAGGGCGGCGCGGACCATGGGGCGGGGTCGCAGCGGGCGATGTGGTCGGCTACTGCTGGCTCCATCCATACCATCTGGATAGATGGCTCCCCTACCTTTCCGATGCCGACAGAGCTATTCACAACTGGGAAAGGCGATTTCAATTGCCCATGTTCCCAAGTCGTGAAGATACGGCGCTCCAGATGCTCTCCAGACGTTGCAGGCATCTCGTGGCCCATCATCGCTCGCTCAGGCAAAGACCACTCGTGCTTTTCCTCAATCACTTGCCAAGGCCCCGGCGTCACGCCTTCCAGCCCAGCCAGCATCTCAGCCAGCCTATCCGTCGAGACGGTTGTGTCCTTTTGGTCGGTCATGATCTTCGCAGTAACTCCATCGCCGAATTCGCCATCCTCACGCATGTTCATCGCGACTTCTCCCACTGGCGAATAATCGCCTCGGTCGTGTTCGGAAATTCGGCGCCTGTTTCGCGCTCGGTCTGGCGGATCATGGCCAGACGTAGCGCCAGTTCGGAGCCGGACGATATAGGCCCGAACATGGTCGGATTATGCGGGTTGATGCGCATCAGATGGCCCTCAGTTTTGCGAGGTTGCAGACATAGTTCATGGCTGCATCGATTGTGGAAAACCAATATGGAATTCCATCCGATGACAAATCCCATCCGCCGTACGGCCATGACGACTTTCGCAGTCGATACTTACCCATTCCCGCACATCCCGATCAGCACAACCGCCAGCAACGGCGGCATACATGCGAACATGGCGATGTTGAATGCGCGGTCGCCGATGGATAGCCATGCGATAGCTTTCACGATCCGTTGGATGGTGATGTTAATCAGAATTCCGATAATCATATCTCTGCCCTCTCACAAAACAAACGAGCCGCCCATTCCCACTTCATCCTGGTGCGCGTTTCCCATTATTTCAGGGACCGATGCATCATTTAGGCGGTTCAGTGCGGCTCGTTCTGATGGGTATATGCGTATATATCAGATAGTATGTCAACAGGTTATTTTACAGAGACGATGCCCAGTCGTATCCGCTGACCGGCACGGGGAAAAACGCCATCATCACAGGATCGGCCCGGTTCGGTGATTTCGCACCATCGGGTTGCTTGTCCACCATGGTTTTCCCGGTCGTGCTCGGCTTGTGCTGAGGCTGGGATAATTCGTCCTGGAGTTTGGGCAAATCCTTGAGGTTGGGCCGTATCGATATCAGCAACTCAGGATCATACGGCCGACCCATGCGCGCGTTATATGCGTTCTCGAACCTCTTTCTGAGATGAAACCACCCCTGCGCCTTCAGGTTCAAATACTGATCCTTGTTGATCGGCGATCTGGGGTTCGATGGCTCGACCCGTTCGTCAGGTTCCAGCACAGAGGAGCCAGCGTTCCATGCCACCATCTGCAGGCCAGTTGGCTGTTCACCGCGCCGACCGAGCGCGGCCCATGCACCAGTCACGCCCTCACCGACCGAAACGCTGTCATAGTCGCACTCGGACGCGCCGTAATCCTTGGTCAGCTTCACTGCCCTATCAGTCGTCGCCGATGTATCAAGGCCGTTCCATGCGTCCAATTCCTGCAGTTCTATTCCATGGCGGCCAACCCAGCAGTTTTCATCGCCGCCCTCCTCGCCGCCGGCAACGTCAAGGGCGGTATATTTCTTGCCGGTCGGGCTTATGCCAAGGAATTCGCACAAGCCAATCGCAGCCTCTACATGGGAAGGCGGAATAACCACCTTGCTG